TCATAATCAAGACGCATCTTCTCTTCCTGTCTAGCTGCTATTGACCGACATCTGTTAAGACCTTCACGGTCTAAAGGCACCATAAAGTTAATTTGACCACCCCAGTTCTCTGCCATAGTATAGCTAGAAGGTCTCATCCCATCTTCATCTATATCCCAAGGTTTCGTGTGATTCCCCATATAGAATGGAGAGAATGTCATTGTAGCCCCATTACAGCTTATATTAGGACCGTAATGCTGCCTAGACGGTGCTCCATTATTCTGGAATTGCACAGCCTGATTAGTTACATTACCTGTCGCAGCTGCAACTGGATTAGCTACATTATTCTCTTCAGCTCTTGCTGGAGCTACTGAGAGAAGACTGATAAGGATACCGTAGTAGAAGTAGTGTCGATTTCTCTTTCCACTTCTGTTATTGACAG